AAATCTTTTATAGTTGGGGGTGCGGGGATTGAGGCCCCGCACCCTTGGCCTTTACCAGTCCAGCAATTTGAGGATTGCCGCTGTAATCAGGCCGGAAATTGTGCCCGCCAGGATGTCGGCCAGGAAGCTCTCCATCCTATTGGGCTGCGCCGTGGGCTTTCGCCTGCGGCGCTTTTTCTTAGCCATTGCGTTTACCGCCTTTCTGATTATGAGTATATCATATGTACCGGTATATATCAATAGACAATATCACCAAAGATAGTGGTGTATATTTGGCAAAAATATATATACCGGTACATTTCTCCTCTATGCTATAATGAGCTTGGAGGTGAAGTTATGCCCGAACAAACAGAAGCGCAAAAAAAAGCACACAAGAATTATATTTCCAAGTTTGCCCGCTTGGAAATACGAACCACTGTAGAAAATCGGGATGCTATCCAGGCTCACGCAGAAGCCCGCAGCGAGTCCGTGAACGGCTTTATCAACCGGGCGATAGCAGAGACCATGGAGCGGGACAATGCCGCGCTTGTGGCCACAGAGGGACAAGAAGAAGCCGGGGGATGACCCCGGCCTCTTTTTCTGCCCAGTATCTTATCTTGGTACACCGTACCAGCATAATGGAATTTATTTCCCCTGTCGAATTCGGTAGAATCAAGTCGAAGGGGGAATCGATATGAGCTTACAGGAGAATATGGCCGCATTTATCCGTGCAGCGATGCGGAGCCAGCATAAATCCCTGACGGAATTTTCAGACGAACTGGGCATCTCCCGCAATGCGCTGTATAACTATCTGCATGGAAAGGGCAACCCCAGCGTCGCTACGCTGGAGCACATGGCGCAGAATCTTGGCGTCGACCCCGCCTCTCTCGTACTTGGGCTGTTCGACTTGGACCGGCGGGAGATCACCCTGCTGCTGTTGGACACGATTCAAGGTGTTGCGGAGTTGACGGAGGAAAAACGCCTGCGCTTCGCAGAGCTGTTCCTGGAGATGGTGAAGCTGTGGAACGAAGAACCATGAACAGATTCAAAGGCGGCCAACTGAAATTTGAACTGCGCTTTCGCCAGGCGCTGCCGGTCACGGAGGTCCGCCTATTCCGTGACGGTTGGGCATACCCTGTTTGCCCCAGGTGTAAAATCACTATGGAACGGGAGTACCAGAATTTTTGCGACCGCTGCGGCCAACGGCTGGACTGGTCCCAGTTCCATCAGGCCGCCGTTCAAGCGAATTTATGACTGCCGGTATTCGAGCATTGCGCCCTACAGAGATCCTCTGTAGGGCGCGCCTGCGTAGATGTACCCCTGAAACCGCCCATCTGCCCGTCTGACATTCGGGAGCGTCCCGCCCAGCATCGTACGCAGCGCGGCGTACTCTGCCGGAACGCTTCCACCGTTGCACAGCAGCCATTCCTGCGCTGGGAGCGGCTGGGACAGCGACACGATCACATCCCCGACCGCCACGCCCCGCTTGCGGGTGATGGCCTCGTCCAGCTCTGTTATGGTGTCCTCCGCCTTTTTCTCCACAGCCTTACCCAAGTCAAGGATTCTTTGGACCGCCCGGTCAATTCCGCCGGTCAGGAACGCATAGATGTACAAGACCTTTTCCGAGATTTCCGACAGCGGCGTGATGGCCCCACACAGCGCGTCCTCCGAGCGCACATCGGTCACGTCCTCTGGCGACAGCGTCGTCGCGCCCCGGCGGATGCGGACGAAATACAAAATCAGGTTGTACCCGGCGGCGTTCCGGATGACGCCCAGATTCTCCCGGATAGCTTCCGGATTCACATTCTCCAGCACCGCCAAGGTCCCAGTTCGCGCCTCGTAGTCCACATGGACCGCCAGCGCGTCCACCCGGTCTGTATTGTTGCTGGACACCGGAAATTGCAGGGTTTGGGGTTCGTCGCTTTTGAGCCAGCGCCCCGCCGCCAGCGCATAGCCGGAGGCCAGCGTGGCCGAAAAGCCGTTTACTGTTGCGGAAAACTGTGCCCCCTGTTTGGTCAAGCCGTCTCCGATCAGCGCGTGGACGGCCTCCGAGAACTGCGTGGAGGTGTACTCCTTCTCCAGCTCATCCAGGCAGAAGCCATAGTCGAGGGCCATCAGCTCTCCTCCTTTGCCTTGATGTAGGCCGGGATGCCGTCGGAGGCGATCATGGGAAGCCACGCGCCATCCGTAGCGAGGTTGTAGAGCTCCGGAAGCTGCATCACGCCCAGTTTGCCCTTGTTGGTGGTGTCCTGTCCGGAGATGTAGAGCAGATTCTTGTCCGGGTCATACTCCAGACACCCAAACTGCGTGATGGTACCCAAAACGTCCTGGGTGTCGAAGTAGCCCCAGGACGCCCCGTCTTCCGGCGTCTGGGAGAACGCCAGGCCGGTGCCCACGAACACGAACCACAAATCCTGATTCGCCGCGTAGCAGATGGAATCGGGGAAGACGTTGGCGCGGGACGGGAGCACAACGTCCGCCGTGGTGGGGGCGGTAACTTTGTATGGCTGGTTCGGGTTGTACCGGCCAACGTTGAGCGTGAGCTTCCGCCCGGAGAGGAATGCCCGGTAAATGTAGGCGCCGTTCCCGGCGACGGGGGATGTCAGGACAGGATCGGGAGTGTCTTTGTAATACTCTGCGTTGGGTGCTGTGACATTCTGCGCGGTTTTGTAAACTCCGTTCGGCATGGATAAAAAGCCGAGGGCCGTATAGCTCCCACCGCCGGTGTTGCTGGCAAGCAGCAGTTCCATGCTGTTTTTATGGCTGTACCGGCACATGGCCCTGGTGTAATTGGTATCTTCCGGGCCAACCTCCGTAAAAACACGCTTGGCGGTGGAAAAATCAGAGACCTTCCAGACAACAGACGCGATGAGATTTTTATAATTTCCCGGATGCGTCACTCTTCCAATGCAAAGCAGGAAGGATGCCGCGATGTCCGCTTCCAGGTAATACTCATTCCAGTTGTATTCAACAGCTACGACCTCCGGGAAGAAGCTGTCGCCAGGGAGCTTCACACTGTTCCCGTCCGGCACGGTCGCGTTGGTCAGAAGCGCGCTGATATCCAGTTCGGTCATCGTCACGGTACCGCCCCCCGTGAAATCGGAATTTTCCAGCAGAATAAAGGTACTTGCGCTGGTCTGGTTCTGCGTCAGAAACAGGTGGCCGTCCACGATCGAGAGGCACACCGGATTTGCGGAGGATGCAGTCAGCTTGTCCGCCCCGGTGACGGCCAGGGACTTCAGCTTCTTGGCTGCGCCATCGTAGCCATAGAGCTTTCTGTCCGTCACCGAGAATACCCACAGCATGCCGTCATACAGATAGCCGTTGCTGAGGCCGGAGCCGCCCTTGTACGCCTCCCAGAACTCCTGCGCGCCGGGGCTGACCTTGCCCAGAGCCGCCACCAGCTCCGGATAGTCCGCCTCGTTGATGTAGCTGCCGTCACAGCGAAGCCACGCCGCGTTTACGTCTTTGCTGGCGCTGAACTTGATGGTACCGATGGGCGGCGGGGCCAGTTTTTCGACCTCCGCCTGGACCTGTGCGATCTTTTGGTCCAGGAGCGCGGACTGGGCCTGGATCTCCTTTTCTGCCGCGTCCAGCTTCCCCTCCACCTCGCGATCAATGTAGTTGAGCGCGTACTGGACTTTTTGGGATAAGCTCCCGGCGGAATCGATGACGCCGCAGATATCCGTGTTGTACCGGGTATCCTCCGCTGTCTCCGAAGCGGTGTTGACGATGCCCAGCACCAGGGAATCCGGGTACGCCTGGGAGATGCTGCGGGCCTCGATCTCGATCATCCGCTTTCCGGTGTTCAGGTGGGCGACGACGGCGCAGGTGCCCGGTGCGGTCAGATCTACGGGGTAGTCTCCGTCGTTTTTCAGCCAGTAGCCCTGGATGAACAGATATCCGGCGCTGACCACCGCCGCGCCTCCCTCAAAGCGGACTTTGAAGCTGTCCGGGTTGTCCAGGACGCAGACGCCGGAGCCGATGAACTGGGAAAAGTACTCTGTGAAGTCACCGGAGGCGTATTCCCGGTCATACGCCCCGGTTTCCTCCTCCTGCACCGCGTCAAAGAATCCGTCATGGAGGGCCATATCATTTCCCTGCCTTTCGTTTAAGAATGTCGTGAATTGTGGGCTGTCCAAAGCCCAGGGCCAGGATTCGTTCTTCCCCCGCGCTGCTGGTGGATCGCTCCACGCCTTGCACCACGGCGTTTACCGTGACGCCAAGACGGCTGTCTGTGACGGTGATGGTGTCCCCCAGGAAAAAGTCCTCTCCCAGGGTGTAGGTTGGGTCCAGGGTCCGTACGGTGGCGGAGAAGGCGCGCACCAGCTGGTGCTCCGCCAGTTTCTCCCGCCCCCGGTTCGCCAGTACAGCCAAGTATTCCTCCGGGGTCATGGGGTTGTCCGGGTCGCTGTCCGACTGCAAATCCCGGGCGTCGATATAGAGCTCCCGGCGGCTCAGACCGGTGGGGCTTGGCATGGGAATCGCCTCCTTCGTGATGTGGGGTCAGACGGCGGGGCCTGCGAGCCAGCTATTAGAAACTGCCTTAAAGCCGTAATAGCCCCCGATATCATACATTCCTAACGTACCTGCGGAATTCTTGCACGGGATAAACTGAGCCCGCAGGTTATTCTGATACCTTGTCCGCACTTCGTAAAAGCGCACATCGACATTTGCTATTGCGTTACTGTAGTAACACCCCAAATACATCGTACCGGGGTTTGGTGTATCTGTAAAAGCAGCCATTGTGCCATTCCAAGTTACGCTTTTTCCGTAAAAGTTAAATATTACGCTAAATTTTGTATGAACCGGGCAAGTTGCGCCAGTGATTTTATATAACGACGCCGTTCCTAACATATATCTAGGTGTGCCGTCACTCTGAGTCATTAGTGAATAGTAACCGGTTTTATTCTCGCATAATAATCTACGAGCGCTAGGCACTGCAGTAAACGAAACGTCGAGCTCCAACGAATTTTCTCTATTGATGCTCGGCAGCAGATACAAATATGCTCTAGTAGCATTCGGCTGAATCCACTCCACCTCCGTATACCCCTCCGGGAGCCGGGAGGCTTTCGCAAACACCGCGACCAGCGTCCTGCTGCCATTGACGGGAAAGGTATAGCTGGCGCTCTCGCTAGCGACGGCATCGCCCTCTTTCCAGGCCACGAACTTGTAGCCGTCACCTGGCGCCGCCGTGACGGTGACGGACGCGCCGGCTTCAACGGCGCCGCCGCCCGTGACCGTGCCGCCGCCTTCGGGATCCGCCGAGAGGGTAATGGTGTACCGCTCGATCACCGGGGGCGCTGGCGGCTGCGGCCCGTTCTCCACATCCTTCTCCACCGTAACCGTAATACGGTCCTTCCCCTCACCCTCCCCGGCCACCAGGGAGACGTTTTTATAGTTCTCACTGTTGTACGTGTATTCGGACGCGAGTACATCGTCCAATTCCGTGGAGAAGAAAACAGGCTCGTTGGCATTCTGCCCGGTGGAACGGTCCGTGCCGCGCCGGACCCAGAACTCCATCTGCGGGACCTGCGGATGAAACCGGACGCCAAAGGCCGTCTGGTAGGCTTCGCCCAGAAGCTCCAGCGCTTCCAAAAGAGCGCCGCCGGTCCTTTGGACCTGAATCACGGGCCCCTGGTCCGTGCCGTCCGGTTCAGCCAGGACCAGGCCGGGGATTACACGGGCCGCTGCATCTCCCCTGGCGGGATGGATGCAGCAGTCCTCCACCAGCCGCCGCATGATATCCGGAACCGTCCCCTTGAGGTCGTACAGGCCCCACAGGATGCGCCGGTCCAGGATGCCGGTCAGATCCCGGCCCTTGACGGTAATATAGGGGCCGTCCTCTTCCGCCTGCTGCTGGACATACTCGATGATGCCCGCCGTCTCCCCCTCGATCCAGACGATATTTTCCGGAACCAGGAGGGCGCGGGATTCGTCTGTGATGAGAGAATCCACTGAGAAGGAACCGGCAGAAAACGCCCGGCTCTCCCAGAGGACGGACCGCTGAACTTCCAGGATTCCCACCAGCTCCAGCGCCGGAGTGTACACCTCCATTTTCAGCTCCATTATTCCACCTCCAGATAGAGCGGCGTGAAATAGACCGTCACGTCCATGTTGGCCCGCTGGTCCAGATCGTCGCAGTCCAGGGCGAGGAGGTTCGCCCCCGGCTGGAGCTGGATCCAGCTTGTCTGGTAGTCCCGGTACTTGATGAGGTTTTGCTCCTGCCCGTCCTCGCCCCAGAGCTTCATATGCTTGCTTCCCGGGACGGTGGACAGCTCCAACTGCTCCCCGCGCTGGAACGTCCGGGTCACGCCGATGAACTGACCCGCCGTCAGGTTCTTCACCCGTGGGTTTTTCACCTCCCCGGAGAACCGGATGCGGATGATTACGCCGGCAGAGAATCCGCCCCGGTTGTCCACCGTAACGCTGTACGCCTTGCCGGTTGAGGCGAACGCCAGAGGCCGCACCCGGCCGAAGTTGTTCGGGAAGCGGAACAGCTCCTTTTGGGAATCGAAGGGTACCGCCGTGTCCTCTTTGTCGGTGAACAGCGGATAGGGGCAGGTGGCCTGGATCAGGAAGCGGCGGACCTTCTCGTTGTTCTTACTGTACTCCCGGCTGTAGGCCACCGAGATGTCCGGCCGGAATTGGATTTTCTTTCCCCGGTACTCCAGGATGTAGTCCTCTACCGGCGAGATAAATGCGTTCAGGAAGTCGCACCGGTCTTGTATCTGCCCTTCCCCGTCGATCACCCAGCCGGTGATGGACAGCGGGCGGGAGCCAATGGTGGTGGATACGATGCTCTCGCCCACCTGGTTAAAAAAGGCATAGGTGTTGTGCCGCCCCTGGACTTGGCCCCAGTCCACGGGGCCAAGCCAGTATGCCCAGTACTCCCCCTTTTTCAGGAACAGATCCCCCCGCCCCGAGAGCGATGTGATTTTGATTTCGTCGATCATTGGGCCTCCTTACACGAATCCAAGCGCCATTTTCTGAGCGGTCTTCTTCCACTCCCTGGCGGCCTGGACGGCGTCGGTCTTTTCGGGAGAATAGATGTTGACCGTGAGATTCTGCGCGGCAGGGAAGGGACCGGCCTCCCCGTAACTGGCGCCGGAATTTCTCCCCGCGATTGCGCCGCCTGCCTCCAGTCCCACCTTGGCAATGCCGAAGTCCATGCCGCTCTCGATCTGGTGCTTGATGCTCCGGTATTGCTCCTCCCAGCCCCCGGCAAGCCCCAGGGCCATGTTTTCACCGATACCGGAGAACACCGCAGAGGGCGAATGGATGCCCAGCAGCCCCTTGACGCCGCTGATAATGCCGTTGATCTTCTCGCTCATGAAGCTGGTGAACGCACCCCATGCGCCCAGCACGCCGCTTTTCAGACCGTTGACGATGTTGCCGCCAATCTCCTTGAACTTCCCGCCAATGTTCTGGAAGATGCCGACGATCTTGTCCAGAACGCCTCTGAAAAATTCCCCGGCCTTGTCCCAGGCGGATTGGACGGCCTCCCAGGCCTCCTTCAGGGCGCTGCCAATGAACTGACCGGCTTCCCCGGCGGCCTCCTGGATGGCGTTCCAGATGCCCTGAAAGAATTCCTTCGCGGCCTCCCAGACGCTCTTGACGGCCTCATAGGCTTCCTGAAACGTACTGGACAGGAACTCCGTCACGGCCTCAAAAACGGAATGGATGCCGTCCGCCACACCGGTAAAGAACTCCACAGCGGCATTCCAGGCCGTCTGCACGGCCTCCCACGCCGCCTGAAAGAATCCGCCCAGGACTTCCGCAGCGGCGGCGAACACGCCCTGAATGCCCTCCCAGATGCCGGAGAAGAACTCGACGGCCGCGCTCCAGGCGGATTGGATGGCCGCCCAGGCGCTTGCGAACAGGCCGCTAAAGAATTCCACCACCCCGCTGAACGCGCTTTGGATTCCCTCCCAGACACCCGTGAAGAACTCCACCACGCCGTCAAAAGCGCCCTTAATTCGATCCGCCGCCGTTTGGAAGAACCCGACAATAGCGTCCCAGATCGCGCCTACCGCATCCCGGAACGCCTCGCAGTTCTGCCAGAGGAGAACCACGGCGGCGATGATCGCCGTGACCACGGCGACGACCGGATGAGCCAGGATAAGGGAGAACAGCCCTTGGATGCCCGTCATGAGCGTTTTCCCGATGCCCAGGATGGTTCCGATCCCGCCGCTGACCAGTTGGACCACGCCGCCGACTGCCTGACCAACGCTGTTCACCACGTCGATGACCGTACAAATATACGGAATGATCGCCGCAGCGGCGGCCGCCAGGGCCGGGAGCGAGGTGGTAATACCCGCCACCAGTTCGCCGATGATCTGCACGCCCGTCTCCAGGATCAGCGGCAGATTTTCCACAATCGCCCCTGCCAGGGCTTCCAGGAGGGCGATGCCACCCTCGATGATGGCGGGGGCATTGTCCCGGAGTGCAGTAACCATGCTGGTGATGGTGTTGGAGGCCATTTCCTGGATGCCCTCTTTGTTATCGATCATGCCCTGGCCAATTGCGCCCAGGATGTCCATGCCGACGGTAAAGAGGGATTCGTGGTAGGAGAGGAATGCTTCGGCGATGAGGGGGAGGAATGTTCCAATATGCGCAGAAAGAACTTCCCCGGATTGGGTGAATCCCTCAAAGATGGTATTGACCAGAGTCAGGCCAAGCTCTGCCAAACTGGCGGCATTTGTGCCAAGCCACTCGTCAAAGCCCGTGATGAACGTAGAAACGATCTCCCCCACCGCATTTGAAATTTCCCTGCCGGCATCCAGAATTCCGGTGGCAAATGCCGCCACAAATTGCAGGCTGACGCCCGCAAACTCCGGCGCTTTCCCCGCCAGCATCGTCACGCCGTCCGTCACGATGCCGGACAGAGCGGACGTAAAGCCGCCCACGCCGCCGCCCTGGAAGCCCTCCAGCAGATTTGCCATCGCCTGGGAGCCGAACTGCGCGAACTCCCGCAGGGTGGGCGTCAGGCTGTCGGAAATGGCGATTTGCAGGGATTCAAAGGCGCTGCCCAGGAGGGTGAGGTCGCCCTGGAGGTTGTCGATCATGGTCGAAGCCATTTCCTTGGCCGCGCCATTGCAGTCCGCCAGTGCCGCGGTCAGCTTTTCCACGTCGGCGGGCGCGGCGTTCATAAGCGCCAGCCAGCCGGACATCGCCTCCTGGCCCGCAATGGTCTTGGCGTAGGTAATCTGCTGCTCCTCGCTCAGGCCCGCCCAGGCGGAGCGGCTGTCAACAAGCACATCGTTCAGATTCCGCGCGCTTCCATCGGCGTTGTAGAACTCCACGCCCAGCTTCTCTGTGAGCGTGCCCAACGCGCCGAGGCTCTTGGAACTTGCCCCCGCGTCGGTGGAGAGCCGGGTAAAGATGGAGCGCAGAGCGGTACCGGCCTGCGTGGCCTTGATGCCGCTGTTTGCCATCAGCCCGATCGCAAGCGCGGTATCATCCACGGAGTACCCCAGGGCCCCCGCTACAGGCGCCACATACTTGAAGGTCTCGCCCATCATGCCGACGTTGGTATTCGCGTTGGAGGCCGCCACGGCCATAACGTTTGCAAAGTGCCCGCTGTCCCCAGCTTGCAGGCCAAAGGCAGTCAGCGCGTCCGTCACAATGTCGGATGTAGTGGCAAGGTCCTCTCCGGATGCGGCGGCGAGGTTCATGATGCCCTCGATTCCGCTTATCATGTCCCCGGCCTTCCAGCCCGCCATGCCCATGTAGGTCATAGCGGCAGCCGCTTCGGAGGCGGAGAACTTGGTCCTTGCGCCCATCTCCAGGGCCTTGTCACGGAGCGCGGCAAAATCCTCGCCCGTGGCCCCGCTGATCGCGGATACTTCCGACATGGCAGCGTCGAACTGCATCCCGGACTTGACCGCCGCCGTCCCGAACCCGCCCACAGCAGCCGCGGCGGCGGCGAAGCCCTTGAACCCGGTGCTGACCACATCCCCCGCCTTCTTCCCCACGCCCTCCACGGCCTTGAACCCGTCCACGGCGGGGGAGAGCAGGTCCTTCACGCCGGATCCGGCCTTGCCAAAGTTGTCGGAGATGCCCTTGATGTTGTCCGAAAAGCTCCTGAATTTTTTGCTGGCCTCGTCCAGACCGCGGTCGAAATCGCTCAGGTCGATGCTGATTTTTGCGAACAGATCGAACAGGTCCAAAGGCTATCCCCCTCCTCTCAGCTTTTCCAGCATGTACCCGGCCACTTCCTCCGGCGTACGGGTTTCCTCCGGCGGTACCGGCTTCCCTTTCTCCGCCCACCGGCGGGTCATGGCCTTTCCCGCCTTGCCATCGGTGAAGCTGGCGGCGGGCACCGCGGTATTCTCCGCAATGGCCTGGAGCGTGTCCGTGACATAGATTTCAAACGTCCAGCGCGTAAGGTCCCGGCGGATCACCGCCGGGAGGGCCGCCATGCACGCGCTTACGCGGAGGCGGGGGAGCTGGCAGAGGGCGCAGAGGGTTCGCTCCGGCCCCGCCGCGCGAACGATCTGAAAAAAGATTGCAGCTCCGTGTCGCAAAGCGCGTCCTTGATCTGCTGGATGGTGTCCATGACCGGCTGTGCGCCGATCTCCGCAGCGCTCTTCTCGTTCATGACCGAAAGAATGCCGTATACATCGCCGCGGTGATCGCTCAGCAGAACCGGGATGATCTCCCCGATACGGTCGGCCAAAATCAGGAACTGGCCGTACCGGTTCAGCTCCTCTCCGGTGTCAACGACCTTCCCCAGCGTGCTTACGACCGCCTCATCGGAGGTGATGCGGGAGACATACGGCGTCAGCGCGCACAGCGCGTCCAGCGCCCGGTCGGTGCTCAGTTCCGAAAGCCTCATTCTGCCGCGCCTCCCTCCCCGGCGGGATCGATGCTGTAAAATTCCATCGGGACCTGATCCTGCGTGGCGACGGTGACGTGGCCGGTCAGATTGACGGAGGTGTTGCCCTTGCCGTTTTTGGCTGTCTTGAGCGAAAACCCGCTTGTGGACAGCGCTTTCCGGACGGCCACGGCGACAAAACCGCCGTTCGCCTTATCGCCCACCCACCACACGTCCTGCGCGTCCGCGACCTTGAGATTGCGGCGGGGAAGAATGTGGGCCGGGTTCTCGGTATCAACGTCCGCCGCGCCCAGCGCCAGCCGGATGGAGCGCGGGGACGTGCCCAGGCTGGTGAACTCCAGGCCGCAGTCCCAGCTGTCCACGTTCTTCAGCTCCAGAAGATTGGCCGGACAGTTGTCCACGTCCTCGCCCAGGTCGGAGTAGGTGGGAACACACCGCGCCGTCACACCGCCGGTGGTGGGGCAGATGATATCCTCGTCCTTTACGTTCTCAGGGGCGGCGGGGTCGAAGTGGTAGAGCAAAACACCGGCGTTGGTCTGGATCTGCTCAAACGTATCCGCCGGGATTCGGGTAAAAACGCCCATGTTATCCTTCCTTTCTTATCAGGTGTTGGACACCCAGTGAATGGTAAAATTGCTGTATCTCCGCTTGATGGAGCGGTCCGCCTCATCGCCGAGGGCCTGCCAGCCCCCGCAGTAGACGATCGCCCCGCCGCCGTCAAAGCGGACCGGAGCGCCGTTGTGGCAGGCATCCAGGATCTCCTGCGCTTTGGCGTTGATTTCCGTATTCTTCTCGCTCCGGTACCACAGGTTGACCGTGGGGAAGGTGGTGTCCTCAAACGCCCCCAGCGTCATCTCATAGGTGAGGTAAGGAAACTTGACGTCCGGCCCGCCGTTTTCGTCCAAAACGCTGGCTGCCTCGTAGGCGTCGATTCCGAAGGAGGAAAAGAATTGATGCAGGGCCGCGGATTTGGTCATGTTGCCAGCGCCCACCTTTCCGTTGTGAAAGATTTGAGGGCAAGCGCGGACGATTGGGGGGCCCGTTTCTCGTCCGGGTGCGAGGTCACGCGGTAGGTGGCACCGGTGTTCCGGTCCTGGAACACATCCCCGTAGTCCAGCGGGAAGTCCCTCCTCACCAGAGCGGAATAGAGGCTTTTCACGCCTTCCTGCTCCGCCCTTCGGGCCTCCATGCTGGTATTCAGGCACTGGTAGACGGTAAACTCCGCGCCCTCGGCCCACTCGGTTTTGTACCCGCTCTCGCCGTCCGGGACGCGCTTTTTCTCCATCCGGACACAGGGGACGGCGCAGTCGTCCAGTAAGCTCATCGTTCCCTCAGCTTTCTCCACGGGTCCAGCCGGGACCGGAACGCCGCCTGCCAGCCCCCGGCGCTATCCCCGGCCCCACCGGCCTTTGCATAGCTGTAGCCGCCAAAGCTCTCGCTGGTATAGGGGCTGGCAGCGGCCGCGCCGTACTTCTCCTGCCAGGCGGCGATCTCCCCGGCCAGGTCCATCACCGCCTGCGGCACGGCCAGCGCCCAGACGGCCCCGTCAAAGGTTTCATCCCGCAGGCACTCCATTTCCGGGCCGCAGCGGTGCAGGCCGTCGTTGAACACGCTGCCAACGATGCGGAAATATTGGCCGTCCCGGAGGAAGGGCAGCGTGATGCCGCCGTTTTGGATGGCGTACTCGCCGGGGTAAATGCCCGTCTGAAACCAGTTGTGGAGATGGCCCAGGATCTGCTCAAGCATCACGCCGCCTCCTTTTCATCCCTTGCTCAGGATGCGGGCCAGGGGAATCGCCTTGTGGTTGTAGAAGGTCTTGCCGGCAGCGCTCTTCACCAGCTCCCAGTTGGCGGCGGCGGAAAGCTGCTCGTTGGTGGGGGAGACAATCTTGGCGGCGGGCATTTTGAAGGAAATGCCCCGAGGCGCGTAGAGCTTCCGCTGGCGGTTGATGAGCCACTCCAGCCCGCCCGCCGTCTTGGGGTCCCGCCACATTTCGCTGGGCACCTTCGCGCCGCAGTCGCAGTAATCAAACGCGCCGTTCCCCAGGACATAGGTGGTGTAAATCGTGCCGCCCTCGCCCTCCCTGGCGGTCAAATCGTCGTCCACCAGAACGGTCCGCCCGTTCCAGTCGGCGAGGCTGATCTGCCGCTGGATGCCGTTGGCATCGGTCTGTGTGCGGAATTTCAGCAGCTCCTGATTCTCCAGGTTGGTGGCCACCGTGCTGTTCATGATGGTGAGGGTGAAGAGGTCCTTGTTGTCGCCCACGGCCCTCTGCATGGCGGTGTTCAGCGTAGTAGGACCAACGGTACCATCGCCCTCCGCGGTAACGTCCAGGGTATGCTTCGCGGCGAAATCGCCGCTGCCGGTCATGGCGAAAATGCCGGTCAGAATGGACATCAAAATTCCCTCGTCCACATCGTCCCAGTACTTGGCTACCTGCCCCGCGATCTCCTCCATGAAGTCCTTGCCCGTAACGTCCTGGGTGAAGTCCTTCTCCTGCCACGCCTTGGCGCGGCCCACCACGATCATGGACTGGAGGTAGGTGCCGATGCTGGTGGCGGTGATATCGGTGCTGCCGTCATAATTGAGCGCCTCGCCGCCGATGAGGCCGGTCATGGGCACGGTGATGTAGTTGCCGCCGGTCTGGTCGGCCAGCATGGTCTTGAGGTCCGGACGGCCCCGCAGCACGCCCGCGTTCACCAGGGCGTTGTGCTTGACGCGCGGGACGGTCTCCAGGTACTTGCCGAATACTTCCGCATTAAAATACTTGCTGTCAAAGACAGAGGCAGTTCCCATGGGTTACTCCTTTCACTTGAGCCACTCCGCCGCTTCGCGGGGGTGCTCATTGGCGTATTTCATTTTTTCGCTCAGCGGCAGCGCGTCAAATTCCGCCTTGCCGCCGGTATTGGCGGGCGGATTCGCGGTAGGCGCGCCCTGCGTGGTGGTCCTGCCCACCAGGCCGGAAAAGTCCCCCGCCACCAGAGAATCCAGCGGGGAGGTATCCTTGATCTTGCCGTCCGCCAGCTCCAGCGCGGCGATCTCCGGCCCGCTCCCCCGCATGGCGATCTCCAGCGCTTTGCCGGTGATGCCCTTGCTCTGGTAGTAGGCCCGGACGGCGGCTTCCTTCGCCGCTCTGGTCTCTTTCTCGGTGTTGGCGCTGACCAGGTCGTTGTACTTCGCTTCCCAGTCCTCCGCCTTGGCCTTCCAGCCCGCGCCGTCCAGCTTCTTCAGGCCGTCCAGCTCCTTCTGGACATCCGCCAGCTTTTCGGCCCCGGCCTTGTACTTGGAAACGTCCTCCCGCAGGGCGTCCACCGACGCCACGTGGCCGTCGATGATTCGATCGACCGCCTCCTTCATGTGCTCGCTGTCCACCCCCGCGGCGGAGAGAATTTCCCGTACCTGTGCTTTGGTCAGTGCCATAAAATCAAACTCCTTTTTCCCGGCGGCGTTCTATGCCGTTCGTTTGTTATAAAAACCGCGTTCTCTGCGGGTTTTACCAAAAGAAAAACCAGCTGCTGAGGGTCCCTCAGCGGCTGGCTACGATTGCCCTTCCCCCGCCACAACCGGCGGGGGGCTGTATTGGATTGTCTCTTTGATCTCGACGACCACATAGCCCCGGCCTTTTCGCCGGACTTTCGCGTCGTTCCCGCGCTTGATAATGTCCTCGATGGCTTGGATGGTCTTTTCATCCATGCAGCTCACCTTCCATCATGGATTTGTACTGCGGGACATGGTCTGCCACCGCTGGCTTGAGGTACGGCTGCGCCCGCTGGCCGTGGGTCAGATGCCGCTGGCCCTTGGCATCCTGGTATACCCAGGGCGTCTGACGCCCACCGGGGTAGTATTTCCCGGTCCCAAGCTCCACATAGGCGGCATACTCGCTGTTGGTGCCGATGTAAACCGCCGGTTCGGAGGGCTGGACCTGGTGGGTGATGCTGTTGCGCAGATTGCCCGTATCCACAGGGCAAAGCAGCTTGGCATACCCCTCCGCCGCCAGTCCGCACTTTTCCAGCGCCCGCAGGACGGCGGCTTGCAGTTCCTCTTTGACGAGGCCGCTGTTATCGGTAATTTCAATTTCCATCCCACTCGTCCATTCCGCCGTTCAAATCACTGTAGGGGCACTTTTTGCAGGCTATCCGCGCAGCGTCAATGTCTTCGATTTCCGCAAGTTCTTTTGTAGAGGAAATCTTAAACATCCCGGTCAGGCAGCAAAGGCTATCATAGCATAAATCTGCCGAAATCACCTTGCCATATGCAGGGCAGAAGTGGTCCGCACTATAGTCCAGCATTCCTTATCGCCTCCATGATTTTTTCGGTACCTTCTTCATCGTCCGTTTTATCCCACGCCGTTTGTACATCCAGCCATTTCCTCTCTGACAAGGCCGCTGCTGCCGGTGATGTTAATTTCCATGTCAGCCCTCCCCTTCGGAAATATCCGCATGATATGGACATTTCAAGCACGTTTGCCGCTGCTCTTCGTTCCATATGATTTTATCAGCATAATCCTCAAAAATTCTCTCATTTATCATGCCATCCGCAACGTCGACAATCTCCATGCACGTAGTCCCGTCGATTTGTCCGTTTATCACGGGGCAGTATACCGTTTTCATTCAGATACCTCCGGCTGCTTGCAGTTCCTCTTTGACGAGGCCGCTGTTATCGGTGAGGTCAATATTCATGCGCACTCTTAATATCAGACGGATAAAACGACACAATTTCCCCTGAATTTAATTCCAAAGACAAACTATCTGCTTCATCCTCAAATTCCTCTGCATCAAATACACCAATTACTTGCCCTTTAAATACCTCACCCTCGGGCGTTTCAATAATCAGTTTGGGTAATGTCTTTGCATATTTCCATATGTCAATCATGCCGGTTTCTCCTTTACGGGAACATGGATGGCTTGGCTTCTCGATCTGCCACTATGCAAATTTCCAAGCAAGCACTTCCATCTGCCTGCTCATCCCTTACCGGGCAAAATACCGTTTTCACCTAAACACCTCCGGCTGCTTACAGTTCCTCTCTGGCAAGACCGCTGTTATCGGTAATCTCAATCATCATAGTTTCTCCAGCTCGCTTTCTGTGCAGGTGAAAAGACTCCATGCGTCTTTATCTTCCCACCAACCACCGGGAACTCCCTTTTTATCGCTTTCGACTGTGTAGAACCTTTCGCCGTTCGCTTCATAAATGTCTACAACGATGCCGGTAACCCCGCTCTTTAGGATTCGAACCCTGTCAAATTCTTCGATCATTCTTTCTCATCCCGAAACGCCGTAACAATATTCCCCTAATTTTGATTGCAAATCTCATCATAAATCCTTTGAAGGCGAATACCGATTTCGTCCGGCTCATCATTATGTTTCAAAATATTTGAAACAACCGCGTCATCAATGACTTCAAGAAGTGCCTCCAAATCATCCTTTTTGAGCGCATCTTCAACATCAACGGATTGCTTTTTTAGATATTCTTTCTGCTCCTCAGTAATGTAAATCATGATTTTTACGCCCCTTTTCGGTTTTTGGGTTTGCCTGCATCAGGTTACAGATACCTCGCATCAATGTCAAAGGCAAGCCCAATTTCTGACAAATCGTATCCAGCGCAAGCGTCTCGAATAATACACAGTGTTTCCGCATAAGCCAAAAGCTGCCCATAATCTTGGCTGTCTCGTGTCTCTTTGCCGCGAATTTCATCCGCGCATTCAACAATCGCCGCAACAACATCGGCCAATAGTTCTATCCTCATTTTCAAACCGCTCCTTCCTACAGAAATCTCCCTTTCCGCCTGTTCGACATTCTGCTGAAGGTCTTTTTGGGCAGGGCCGCTGCTGCCGGTGATTTCAATTTCCATCCCACTCGTCCATTCCGCCGTTCAAATCACTGTAGGGGCACTTTTTGCAGGCTATCCGCGCAGCGTCAATGTTCTTGATCTCTGCGAGCTCTTTCAAAGTGGTCCGCACTATAGTCCAGCATCCCTTATCGCCTCCATGATTTTTTCGGTATCTTCCTCATCGTCCGTTTTATCCCACGCCGTTTGTACTCCAAACCACCTTCTCGATCATGTCCAGCGTAATATCAATGGTCTCCCAATCCTTCGGACTGCTTCCAATATCCGCAATAAACACGGTATCGCTCAAAACTTCAACAATCGACGCCCTTCTCCCGTCTTTCAAAAGGACGGTGTCAAATTCCCTGATTTTCATGACTCCACTTCCTTGATGTACGCCGTTGTCATGCTTGTGCTCCCATCTAGTCTTTGAATCCACCCGACAATTACATTTGCGGGGCGTCCGCTCTTTCCATATAGCACCATGCGCTGTTCGTATCTCTGCCCATATTTATCAGCCGTCTTTGGTTTGGCGGGATAACGCTTTGCCCCACGTTGAATCTCTGATTGCAGGGACTTCCAGTTTTCCGCAGAATATCCAAGCCTGCTTGTAAAGGCTTGCCCTTTTGCCCATCCATCCTTATTTTCTGGGTTGAATAAATAATTGA